CGCTGCTCCTTCACCGTCTCCAGGTATTCCATGATGGTGAAGGCCGCGGGGCCCAGGGCCGGCGTCGGGAGCACGTCCACCATGCCGGGCGCGTCCATGCGGACGATGCCACCAGGGAGGGAGGAGAGGAGGTCGTCAATCTCGACGGCCCCCTCCACCACGGCGTAGCGGCCGTTGTTCTGGAGGTAGACGTTGTCCAGGATCTGGCGCAGCAGCGTGGACCGGATGAGCTGGAGATCCTTGACCTGGTCGGCAACCGAGAGCCCGAACCACTTGTGAGGCAGCGGGATCGGGACGATGTCGGCGAAGGGGTTGTGGCTGGCGTAGTCGTTGAGGATGACTTCCATCGAGGAGTCACCCGCGCAGAGGACGTGGCGCAGCTCCGTGTACCCATCGCCGTCGTAGTCCACGCGCGCCCAGCAGTCGTTCACCCAGACCTCGCGAGCGACGGCGTCCGCGCGCTCGCCGGTGATCTCGGGGTAGACCTCGTCGTCGGTGTGGCGCTCGATCCGCTCGGTCTGGAACTCTGCGTTGTCGTCGCTGGGGAGCATCATCGCCACTTCGGGGTCGATGCCCATGCTGATGAGGTGAGAGATCGTCACCTTCACGCGGTGGCAGGCGAAGCGGGTATCGTCGTCCAGCTTGATCTCGCGGCGAGCGATCAGGAACTCTTCCGGCGGGATCGCGACGACGCGGATCCGGCGCTTCGGGACGACCCGGCGCAGGACAACGTCGAAGGTCGGCAGCTCGGTCGGCTCGCCCGTCTCGGGGTTCTCGACCTTCAGCGTCTCTTCGCGAGGATCCATTTCGAGGATCTCGACATCGCCCGTCTCCATGACGGAGGCGATCTCCATCTCGGTGACGCTGTCCAGCTCGATGATCTCGGGGTAGTTCAGCTCCTCGTAGTAGGCCTTGACGACGCTGTTCTTCTCGATCAGGGCCGTCTTCATCCAGTCGAAGCCGACCTTGAATCCGTCCTCCTGGGTGAGGAAGACCTGGTTCATGTAGTCGGAGGCCTGCTTGGCGGCCTCTACGTCCTCGGAGTTCTTCGGCCGGTACTGGACGACCTGGTCGCCGCCGAAAAACATCCTCACGAGGGACGGCATGATCCACTCGACCGTGTCGGCCACGTCCGTGAGCTGGACCTGGGACCGGCCAACCTGCTCGTTGCCGAAGGGCTTGCCGTGGTAAAACGCGATGGCCTCGCGCCGCTGCTCGGAGATCACGGACCCGTAGGTGCCCAGGGCGTCGTTGATCTCGGTCTGGATGAGGTTCGCGAGTTCGCGCTCGTCCAGGGGCTTGATCTCGCGCTCCCAGAGAGGCTGCACTTCGCCGCCCATGCTTCCTGCGGGATCCACGGCGGGCTCCTACCAGCCCGGCACGTTGGGCCGGGGCGGAATATCCAAGGGCTCGTAGGGGAGGTCTTCGAGGCGGGTTTCTAGTTCCTTCACCCGCTCAAGCAGATCCCTCACAGCGCATTCGAGCTCTATGACCTTTGCCGCCGTCCGTAGATCCGACATTTACACGATTGCCAGCTTCGGGGCGAGCGTGGGCCGCTTGTCGCGTGGCGCGCGCATCCCCAGGGCCAGTGTGCGGAGCGCATCGGCGCCGTGGGCCGCCCAGGTGTGCTGGGGCGTTTCGAGGTAGAGCTTATTGCCGTCCGGGTCCACTATCCCCGCGTCCTTCTTCAGATATTCGCGAAGAGCCTGGACGCCCAGCTCGGTCTTCACCTTGTCGAAGTAGGACCGGGGGAGCATCGCCCGGGTGGCGTTGATCCCGTCCATGATCCCGAGCTTGGGCACGATCTTGATGTGCTTCAGGCCCATGGCGCGCGCCTGGTCAACCTTCTTCTTCCCGGCCGCCCACTCGTGGTGCGCGATGTCGTGGGGCATGAGGTGTTGGGCGTAGACGTACTCCTTCTCCGCGACGATCTTCACGTAGTGCTCCAGGCCCTTGCCCATCGCCTGGTAGTAGTCGATCAGCCTCACCTGGCCGGAGCGGTGCTGCTGCGCGAACCAGATGGCCGTGGCGTCTCGGTAGCCGAGATCCCAGCCGGTCCAGACGGGCAGCTCGGGGATCCAGGGGACCTCCGTGACGCGGTCCTCCTGGACGGCCTTTATCATGTAGTCGCCGTACCAGGAGCCCTCCAGCGGGGCGTCGAAGGAGCACCAGTACTCCTGCTGGATCATGGCCTCGGACATGCCGGAGGCCCGGTCTTCCTCGATGGCCTCCATCGGCACCGCGTGGGTGTCGTCCACGGTGAGCACCTGGGCGAACCAGTTGGGATTCTTCTGGGCCATGTCCAGAAGCGTCCAGCCGTGGTTCCGACCCCGGGGCGTGTAGATGAACGCCGCCCAGCCGCCGTTCTCCGCGAGGATCGGCCGGATCAGGTCCCACACCGTCGGGTTCATCAGCGACCACTCGCTGAAGATCACGCCGATCGGATTGGACCCAACCAGGCGGTCGGGCTCGTCAGCTCCGACGACCTGATACTGCGAGCCGTTGGAGAACCAAATCGCCATCTCGTCTTCGCGCTTGCGACGGATGATCTGGTTCGGGATCGGGTGATCGTGGAGCGGGAGGTGGTCGAGGAAGGCGCGGCCGTCGCGTGTAGCGCCACGCCATACGGCGTTGCTGCCCTGGCGGTAGGTCGGGAAGACGTGCCAGTAGAGCCCGCGGCGCTTGAAGGCCTGCTTCGCGAGCCAGTTCAGGGTCCAGAGATCCTTGCCGGCCCGGCGGTGCCAGACGAGGACGGCGCGCTTGATCCCCTCTTCGAGGGCCCGCCAGGCGGGGAGCTGATATGGGCGAGGCTCCCAGCCGTAGGGGATCGTGAGCTTCAAGCGACCTCCGCGGCTGGGCCGGGCAGGAGGATGGAAGAACTCCTACCCGGCCCCACTCGCGAGTGGTTCCTAGCTGACCTGGGCGTCGATCTGGACGGTGACGCAGACGCTACCCATCGCGTCGCTGCCGCCGTTGCACTCGATCTCCAGGGCGCCGCCCGCGGCGATGTTGTTCAGCGCCGTGGGGGTTGCGCTCTCCACGTCGCCCGCGGCCGAACCGGCCACCGGGAGAGTGACGACGCCGCCGGTGACGGCCGTGCCGCCGATCTTCGCGGTGAGCAGCGTGGCCGTGGTCCCTGTCGCGCCCTCGATCGACGCCATGATCTTCGTGACGCGACACTTGTGGGGGACGGGGATGTAGATGGTTTCGGCGGTTCCACCTTCGGTGAATTTGCCGTTCAGAAGCTGGAAAGCTCCGGCTCCGAGCATGGTGATCTCCTCACGCCGTCACGGGCTATGGCGCCGAATATCGCGCGGAGTGGACCAGAGCGCCAGCCGCTCAGAATTCCTCGTCCATCTCCTCGTCTATCTCGAGCACGAACTTCCCGTCCTCTTCCACGAGCTCCAAGTCCATCGCCAGGCCGAGATCGTCGTCCCAGCAGTCGAGGTCGGCGGTCGTAATCGGTGGAATCGTCACGGTTTCTTCGGGTCCACCCCCCAGCTTGAACTCTGCCAGGATGATGGTCAGGCCGCCCTGGATCGCCTGCTCCTTCTGGGTCGCGGGGCGGCCTTCGGCCTGGTGGAGCACCTCGCGCGCGGCGCTCACGCGGGATCCGGGGGTGTTCTGCTTCTCCCCGGCGATCTCGACCAGGTGGTCAACCATGGCTGGGGCGGCGTCCTGGGCCTTCTTCTTGGCCTGGGAGATCCCGGCCTCATCGACCTCTTCTTCAAGCTGGGCGTCGGAGGCGCGGGCGAGCGCGGAGTCCGTGTCGAGCCGGCCCAGGAGGGCGTTCGCCATGGCGCTGCTCATGGGGCGGGAGTGTAGTTTACCCACCGCACCTGTCACGGTTCTCCGTATACGGTGGGGGGTCTGCACGCAGAAGCGTTTACGCCACCAGACGCATGAAGGCCCCGAAAGGAGATGAGCCCTTCCGGGGCCTTCTGTGGGGTAACACTCGATGCACAAGGAGCATAGGCGCCGAGTTGCCTGCCTGGTTTCCCGGCGTGATCTCCTGGAGCGCCGGGATATTACCCCGCAGGCGCCGCCGGCCGCAACTCGTGGGTGTCGGCGTCCTCGTTCCGGGCGATCGAGGCGTTGGCCCAGAATCCCGCCTGTTCCAGGTTCGTCAGGGCCAGACTCCGCTCGCGGGAGGCGGGGCACCACTGCTCGATCCGCTCCGCGAGGTGCAGCGCGAGCTGCCGGAGGCTGTTGTACCGCCGCTCCTGGTCGCCGATCGGCTTGTGGTAGGTGAACCGATTCTCCAGATCGGAGGTCGGCGCCGGCTGCGGCACGTCCAGCGCGTAGCCCTCCTCGAAGGCCTCGGCCGGCGAGAAGGAGCTGTAGCCGTCCGCGTAGACGACGTAGTAGCCGCCGGGCTTCGGGGAGTGCTTCATCATCCACCCCTCGGTCACGCCGACCCGGCCGAAGGGGGCCTCCACTTCGAGCTGGGCGCCGCCGGTCGCAGGGTTGGCGGCGATGCTCAGGATCTTCAGGGCGTGGACGGTCTTGTGGCACTTATAGCGAGGCATCTGAGCGTCGGGCATGAGGCCCTCCTATTGCTTGGGTTGGCTGCGGCGTGCCGCGAGGGCAAGCAGCAGGATGAAACCGGGGACGAGAACGGACGGCTCGGGGAGATCCAGAGAATTGGAGAAGGGGCTCGTCAGCGCACCGTCCGTTGCAGTGAGCGCCACGCAGGTTGTCTGCGCGGGAAGCGGGATCGTCGCGCTGTAGATGCCATCCACCGGCACCGGCATCCCCAGGGCGAGCGGCGTCACCCAGTTCGCGCAGTCGTCGCTGTAGTGGGCGTGGAAGCCGACCACCGGAGACGGCGAGGGGTTCGGGTCGGTCCACCGGATGAACGCGGTCATTGCTTGGTGAGCACCTCGGAGACGATCTCGTCCTGGGCCAGCCCTTC